AACTACTTTTACTGGAGTTTCTAGAGATGTAGAATCTACAGGACCATATACACATACTGCTGGTGATTATTTACGTTCTATCAGCATCTAACGGAAAACTATTATAAATAAAACAAGAAAACAGACCTGTTACTTTAAGAGAAGACCATGACCGCACTTATTACAGACAAGTTTAGAGTATATAATGCAAAACAATTCTTGGAGTCCTTTGATGAGGCTGTCGGAACTGAACACTTTTTCTTTGTAGGAAGATCAAAAGATTGGGGTTCTGTAGTCGAATTTTATGGACAACTCGAAACTGCTCCTGCCCCAGGAACAACAATCACATTAGATCCGGGTGGAGTAGCTTTAACAGCAGTAATTTCTTCCGTATATGAAGGCGCATGGGTGGTAACAGGTCTTGACCCCGCTGTGGCTAATGGTCTTGAATTCTCTGACGATATCACTTGGACTTCACCAGGTGCAGGTTCTGCTAAACTTCTAAAAGTTAGACCAGCAACTGAAGATGCACCTCTTCGTCCTCTCGATAACTTAAACGAGAAGTATGATTATTATAGAGAGATTATTGCTGCTAAGAGAATCTATAATACAACTAGGGGCGATAGCACTGGAACATCTCCAGATGATAGCTATGTTTCTGCGGTTGTCAACAGACTTGACTATGGAATCAATTCTGATTTCACGAGTAGAACTACCCCATATGATATGTGGCGTCCAAATTACGCTTCTACTCCTAATTTCACAAGACTATCTCAAGGTTCAACTGGAGAAGCAGGTGTTGCTAACCTAGAGATGGTTACGAGAAATAGTGGATATGAGGTATTCCTTTGTATTGATAACAAATTTGATTCTGCTACTGGTACTGGAACGATTCCTGATGCAGTAGCAGATGGTCCAAGAACAACTGGTACTACAACTACAGTACCAGCACAACCAGGAACATACTGCACAGCAGATGGTGTATTTACAACTCTCACTGGACAAAAGTGGAAGTATCTTTACACTCTTAACACTACAGATGTTCTAAGATTCCAATCACAAAGATTTATTCCTCTCCGTGATTTTGCTGGAGTATCAATTACTGGACCAGAAGTTGCTTCTGTTCTTGATCCTGGTTCTGGTTGGACGGATGGTACTTACTATACTCCAGTTAATGGTGATGGACAAGTATCTGATGATGCGTATAAAGTTGTAGAATTTATTGTAACTAGTGGAGCAATTACTAGCGCAAGAGTTATACTTTCTAGTGAATCAGGTAAAACTGATACCGATTACACTTATGCTAGCGTTGACATTAGTCAGGTTGGTAGTGCTGCTGGTGCCGGTGAAGAAAAGTATAAGTATGGAGTATTTACTGATGCTGGACTTACCACTCCTGCAGCAGCCGTTCCAACAAATACTGGTGGTAATAGCCCAGGACATATTGAAGTTGTTGTTCCACCACAAGGTGGATATGGAAGCAGCGAAAATTTAACTTTCCAAGAACAACTAAATGCTAAGCGCGTAATGTGCAACATTCGCCTAACATTTGACGAAGGTGCTGGAGACTTCCCTGTAACCAACGACTTCAGAAGAATCGGTCTTCTAAGAGATCCAAAACAGTATGACGGATCTGATATTGATTTAAATACAGAAACGATTCGTAATACTTATGCAATTCACTTTAATGCCGCCACGGTAGGGGCTGGTGATTGGGGTCCAAATAACTTTGTTCCCGATGAGGAGATTTCACAGACTCTTACAACCACAAATGGTGCAACTGTAGTTGCTAAAGGAACTGTAGTTGAGTGGTTGCCTGTTGATTCTAATGATGTAGAATCTGGTGGTATCTTAAGATATTATCAAGATCCCATTCTTCATAGTGATAATGGCCAAATTCATTCCTTCCACAATGCTGCTGGCGGTCTTGACGACATTGCAAGTGCTGGTAATATTGTTGGTTCTGTCTCCGCTGGTCATGACAGCGCACAAGCAAGAAGCATCAGATTCGGTAATGCATTCGCAAATCAGGCTTCAACTTCCGGAGCACTGAATACTGAGGCAGGGACAACCTTAGATCCTGTACTTACCGGTGCTGATCTATATCCAGAAATTCAACCATATTCTGGTGAAATTATCTATGTTGAGAACAGAAGACTGATTACCCGTGCCGCTGACCAGATTGAAGATATCAAACTAGTTATTGAGTTCTGATATAACTTAATTTGGGACTATAAATAAGGTTAGGAAACATAAGTGCATAACAATTTAATATGGCACAGAATACTAACCTTAATGTATCTCCTTATTATGATGATTTTAATAGGGATAAAGACTTTTATCGTGTTCTTTTTAGACCGGGATACTCTGTACAAAGTAGGGAATTAACTACTTTACAGAGTGTCCTGCAAGAGCAGATAGAGAGATTTGGAAATTACCAGTTTAAACAAGGGGAATTAGTAATTCCTGGTGAAGTTGGTGTCAATAATAAATTAAACTACGTCAAGTTATCTGCAGTATCTGAAGTAGCAGTTAATGTTGGTGGAGAAATTGTATATCGCAAATACGATATTAGAGATTTAGTTGGTGAAACTCTGGTTGGTATCACTTCTGGTGTTAAAGCAAAGTTGCTTGAAGTCAAGTTAGAAAGCACAACAAATTCAGATACGCTTTTTGTTTCCTACATTACTAGCGGCGATTCAAATACGGAAAACACCTTCAGGCAAGGAGAATTGCTTGAAGTTGTTAATGGTGTAAATACACCTATCCTCACAGTAGGAACCGATGGTGCGGTGGCACCCAATTTCATAACAATTACTGATGTAGAGACTGGTATTATAGAAACAAAATTTAGTCCTGCACTAGGATTTGGTTTTGGTGTTGACATTCAAGAGGGTGTCTATTTTGTAAACGGATTTTTTGTAAAAAACAATAAACAACTTTTAGTTATTGATGCTTATAATAACAAACCATCAGCAAAAATTGCTTTTAATATTAATGAAACTATTGTAACACCAGAGCAAGATAATTCTCTATATGATAATTCTAGAGGATCTTCTAACTTCTCAGCTCCAGGTTCTCATAGACTGAAAATTAATCTTGAAGCAACTAAGTATGATTATAATGAATTGCCGGACAAAAACAGTATTGAGTTAATTTCCATCAAAAATGGAACTGTTGAGAAAAAAATTAAACAGAAAGAATATAATGTTCTTGAAGAAACTCTAGCGAGGAGAACATATGACGAATCTGGAGATTATGTTGTCGAGGAATTTCCGTTCAATGTTAGAGAATTTTATCAAACAGATAGTAATACGGGATTATACTCTCTAAACACAGAGAGTGGTTTAGTGAATGGTATTGAACTATCTGATGCTAAGCAAAAACTTGTTGGTACTGTTGGACAAGGGAAGGCGTATGTTAAAGGGTATGAGATTGTAAATAAAGAAACAAAATATGTAACTCTTGATAAATCTATTGACACCGTTGATAGAAATAATGTATTAATTAAAAGTAAGGGTGCCAGTACATTTTTCGTATCCAATGTATATGGTTCAATTCCTGTAAATGCTGAGGGTGTGGAGTTAGAAGCATATCCTACAATTTATATGTTCAATACTTATAATGATGGTGGTATTGGACTGAATGGATCGCAGAGTAATTTTAGAAATACAGATAATCACAGAGGGGAGTTGATTATCGAGGGAGCAGAAGATCAAACTGGATTGGTAGTTAATGATTTAGATCCTAGCGATATTGGAATTAAAACAATATGGGTAGAAAGAAGTATCGATGTTCTACCAACATATGATCCAACATTTCTACCTACCCCAGGAGATTTTTTGTATGTTATTCAGTCATACACACAAGTTGAAGGTTCTGCACAACCAAGAACAGCATCTGCTCAAAAAGTAAGAGTTCTGTCAACAGCACTGGTAAAGAATAGGAAAGTAAATCCGGGATCTCAATTAGACTACGCAGAGATTACTATTGCTGGAAGAAGAGACATTGTAGACACTCTATTTAAAGAATCTGACCTAGGAGACCCGCAAAGCAGAAGAAGGGTCTTCACGGTCTTTGAGGACGCTTTTGATGTTAATAACATTCCTGTAGAGGACGAGCAGGGGCAACCAATATTCCCACCACTAACCAGATCAAATTATTATTGGGGTAGTATTGTAGATTATACTGAAACTATCTCTCCTTTAATTGGATTATGTAAACCGAGTAATTTTAATTTAAGAAAATTTGGTGATGGTTTTAATCCAATTAGTGATAAAATTCTTTCAAAGGGAGTAAAAAATTCAGAAGAATCTTACAATAGTGTTTTTGGGTTGGGTTATTTTAGTCCAATATTTTTTACAAGATTAAAATTAACTGAAAATATTACTAATGGTTTTAAAGCAGGAAAATATGTTACCGGTACTATAAGCGGTGCATTTGGTGTTGTTGAGGGAACTGCATCAGGATACTATTCGTCAACTAATGTATTGCATGTTAGAGTTCAATCTGGAATATTTTTAGAAGGAGAAACAGTAATTGATGAGGATGGAAATTTAATTCAAATTGCAAAAAATAATACAATATCTCATTTTATTGTTCATAACCAGGGTGATCAATACGATCAATTATCTAAGGTAATTATTAATGGTATTACTTATGATAGATCTAAAATTGCTGTTAATTTGTCCCAAGATGGCGTTCAAATTGAATCTCTTACTATACAAGACCCTTCAGTTAGAGATGTACTTTATGTAAATCCACCAAGTGTTAGTGTTACAAATGGTCTGTCTTCTGTCATTACGGCAGTATTGTACCAAGAAACCGTTAAAACATATACACCAGTTGATGTTAAATCTTTCTATTCAAAATATGGACTTGGTTCACAAGGAGAAAATATTTTCACTGCTGATGTAGTGTCTGATGTTGCTGAATACTCAAACTTTATAAAAATTTCCGATTCTACATTTAGTGGGTTACAAGGATTAAATTATCTATCTGTAAATACACTTTCATTTAACCTAGCACAGGTATTGAGAGAAGGTGATATCATTCAATATGTACAAGATGATGGTGATGTTGTTAGAGCAATCGTATCTTACGCCACTAATTCTACCGGCAATGAAAAGGCAAGAGTGTATTTAGATTCTGCTTTAAGAACGGATGTTAGTTCAACGGTTCTTATAAAAATTCAACCAAAAATTGATAATCCTTCAGCATCATTAATTTTTAAAACTGGAAGTAAGTCAGTATCTTCTCTAGTAAAAGATATAACAGATTCAAAAATTAGTTATTTCTTCAGGAGAGATTTTGTTTCTGATGGATCTTCTGCGGGTGGTTCAATAACTTTTGCTGCACGTTTACCATATGGAACACAAAGATTTGCATCTTTCAGTAAAGAAAATTATATTCTTACTGTATTAGATCCCGGAATTGGTGATGTAGTTAATTTTAGTAAGGGTGATATTGTTTATATAAGAGATGAATACATCGACATTACAAATTCAAGTGATACAGATAGTGGTTTAGTTGCTGGAAGTCTTACTCTTTCATTCCCATCAAATTATTTTGGTGAGAATATGACTAGTTATCCAAAAGTTAAACTTACCGCCACACTAGAAGTTTCTAAAGCAAAACCAAAATTAAAAACTTCGGTAGAAAATAAGAGAATTATTATCACATCATCTAATGATAAGGTTATTCCATTGAGAGGAAATGACTATGATACCGGAGAGGTTGGTATTTACTCATTCTCAGATGTATACAAATTAAGATATGTTTATGAAGGTAGTTTAGTAGAACCGCCAAAAGTTGATTCTAGTGGGAAACTTATTTCTGGAAAAGATGTAACTAATAATTTTGTTTTTGATGATGGACAGAGACCTTCATACTATGATGTATCAAGATTAATTTTAAAACCTGGCGAACAAACACCAACAGGAAGATTGGTAGTAGGATTTGACTACTTTGAACATAGTCAAGGAGAATTTTGTACGGTTGATTCATATACACATGAATCTGGGGTTTCTATTGAGAATATTCCAAAATACAACACAGAATCTGGTTTGGTATCTTTAGGAGACGTACTTGATTTCAGACCAAAAGTAGATAGTACAGTTGTTACCAGTGGATTCCAGGATACTACAGTGTTAACAAATACTGATTACATTTCATTTACTGGACCTGAGGGTGTTCCTTCAGTTAGTCCGGCAAATGATAGCAATTTGGAATATACATTTAAATTTAATGAGAGTAGTTATTTAAGTCGCATTGACGCACTGTTTGTTAATAAAGATGGTGAATTTTTTATAAAGAAAGGAAATTCTTCTAAAAATCCATCCAAACCAGATCTAGTTGAAGACTCCATTCCATTATACTATGTTTATCTACCAGCACTAACGGATAAATCGCAAGATATAAAAATTATCCCGGTTGATAATCGTAGATACACAATGCGGGATATTGGTAAACTAGAAAAACGTGTAGAACGTTTAGAGTATTACACTGCTCTCAGCATTCTTGAGCAGCAAGCTCTTAGTATGCAAATAAAGGATTCTCTAGGATTTGATAGATTTAAGAGTGGATTTATTGTTGACAATTTTGAAACGCATGGTGTGGGTGATATTTCTTCATCTGAATATGTGTGTGCTATAGATTCTCAACAATCTGTTTTGAGACCACAGGTGTATGAAGATGATATTAAATTGATAGAATCCAACACAAGAGAAGATGAAAGATTCTTTGATGGATATGTCAATAAAAATAATGTTGTTACTTTACCGTATGAGGAAGTTTCTCTACTAGGAAATTTATCAGCGACAACAAATATCAACCCAAATCCATTTGTTGTATTGCAGTACGTTGGAGATATTCAACTTCACCCAACAGTTGACAAATGGTTTGACACTGATACTATTCCTCTTGTCACAAATAACAATACAAATTTATTCAACATCTATAATGTTAAGAGTGCAGATCCAAAATCTGCAATCGGTTCAATTTATAATTCATTCTTAATCAATTGGGTTGGTGTTAGCAATTCTTTTGCCACAATCAATTCTATTTCTTCTATCAATACAAATGAGGCAGAATCTAACACCATTGAATCTTTTGTATCAAGTTCTTCAAATGTAAGTCCTAACAACAACGAAACTGGTAAAGGACTATCAACTAATTCGTATGATGGTGTTTCAGTTTCTTCTTCGGTTCAATTCTTTGCAAGAAGTATTCCAGTTAAATTTGTTGTGAGCAGAATGAAACCCAATACTAGAATCTATCCATTCATTGATGGAAGAGATATTAGTAGATGGGTTTGCCCAGATTCAACATTTACTGGTATACCAACTTCATCTCTAGGAGTTTTTGGTGGAAATCTTATTACCGATGACTCTGGTAATGCAAGTGGTATTATATTAGTTCCTGCTGGATATCCACCTATTCAAGGAACCACATGGACTGGAAATATTAACGACGTTCAATATGATACTTTATCAGAAAAAATTAATATTTCTTCTGGCAAAAAAACGGTTAAATTTACATCTAGTGCTGTAAATGCTCCAAAAAATGAGGTGGAAACTTATTCAGAAAGAACTTATTATTCTACTGGAGTGAAGCCACAAAATCCACCATCCATTATTTCAACCCAACCATCTTACTTTAAATCTAATGAAGGTATACAATTTGTTGAGAGCAATACTGATGTTAAATTAAAACCAAATCCTTTAGCGCAAACTTTTAAAATTGAAAATTTTGATGGCGGTGTATTTGTAACTGGATTAGATTTATATTTTAATACAAAAAGTACTGACATTCCAATTAAAGTATATTTAACAGATGTTAATTTTGGAAAACCTGGGAAAAATATTATTCCAGGAACTGAAAAAGTATTACTTCCAAAAACTTATTTGAAAGTATTTACGAATGGTAATATTACCGTAGAAAAGGGAGACGCACTTGCTGGTGTATCTTCTGGTTCTAGCGGTGTGATTGAACAAATTTTAGATAGAAATGGAAATGAGGTTGCTCTTATTGGAGCAACAAATTATAATTTAACAAACGAACAAGTTTATACTTTCATATTGTCTAACAATAATGGAATAGCATTTGTTCAGGATGAGGTGTTATCTTCGTCTAGTATTACATCGTACAATAGTACAAATAATACTAATGTCCAAGTTAAAATTGCAAAAGATGCAGGAAAAATTAAAAAATTTGTTGTTCAAAATGTAGGTTCAAATTATGATGGTGCTGTCATAACTGTAGAGAGTCCCCAGTTGCCTGGAGAAAGTCAATCATCAGCAATTCCATATGTTTCTAATGGAATTATATACGATGTGGAAGTTGCTCTTTCTGGATCAGGATATACTTCAGCACCTTCTGTAATTGTTAAAGGGATTGGCGATGGTGCGAACGGAGCTGTTATTACTTCAGTTCTAGAAATTGATACTCCTGCGGTAAGAATGGGTGTATCTTCCGATGACGGAACAAATATTGATTCTTCCACACCAACAACATTCAACTTTGAATATCCAGTATATCTACAAAATGATTCTGAATATGCAATTCAGGTAGAAACAGATTCTACAGATTATTCTTTATGGTCTTCTAAATTAGGAGAAGTTGAGAAAATTACCGGTATCAAAGTAAGTTCGCAACCATTATTAGGTTCTTTATATAAATCACAGAATACTGATACATGGGTTGAAGATTTATTTGAAGATCTTAAATTTGAACTCAAACGTGCAAAATTTGATATTACAAAAGAGTCAACATTAACCTTAGTAAATGATGAACTTACTTATAAAAAATTAAGATTAGATCCATTTGAAACTAATTCAGCTTCAAATTCTAACGCCACATCGGATTTATTTAAGGCAAATAATTTTATATTTAAAGTATATCATAGAGATCATGGATTTGAGGATTCTGGAAAATCAAAAGTTTTCTTTAGAGGAGTTGACAATTTCTCTGCGGTAAGTGGAAACGCTTTCTCAACATTATACTATGAAGTAGATTCCGTTGGAGTTGATACTTATACGGTAAGATCTATATCGGCAGCTGGAGATTCTGCTAGAGGAGGTGGAAGTTCTGTGTATGCTGCTAGCAATGTCAAGTACGAAAAATTATATGCGGATATTTCAAATTTACAGTCACCAGGAACTAAAATTAATTCTAAAGTTAAGACTGTAAATGTTGTTCCTGTAGATTCAAATACGACAACTTATGTTTCTTACCAAACTTCAGATTTTGAGACAACGTTCTTAAATCAAGAGCAATATTTTGAAAACCAAAAATTTGTTTGCTCTAGATTAAATGAAGTATTAAACTCTACCGGCAAATCTTTAATCTACAAACTATCTTTAAGTTCTGAAGTAGATTATCTATCTCCAGTTGTAGATTTAAGAAATATTTCAGTTAAAACATCTTCAATTAGAGTAGAAAATTCTACTGGACTTGAAGATAGGTATGGAAAAAGATATCAAGAATTAAAATTCTGGCCAGTATTTACATTCGTAATTAATGGTATCAGTGGAGCTCCAATTGCAAACAACCAAACTTTACAAGGTAAATCTTCTGGAGCGGAGGGAAGAGTAGTTTCTGTAAGTGGTGCTTCTGTTGTTGTTAGAATGCAAAATGATGGTTTGTTCGAGTCTGGTGAAAACCTAATCTTTGGTGATCCGTCAAATGCGGCTTATACTGACGACCCACTTGTGAGAATTGATACATCCGATTTAATTTCCGAAATAATTCCAAATTTTGAAATTAACGATGGAATTGTTGTTTATAATTCACTATCGGATATTGAATATACAAATATTATTGATGGTCGTATAATTCTTTGGGATAGACAAGGTAAAACATTAACTGTTAATGTAGAGAAAAAACCAATTGGAAATGATTATACTTCTCCAAATTTACCAAACTCAGAGTTTGCGAGAGCTTCAACTTTAGCAGCACAATCTGATGATATATTCAGAGTTAATGACAATGTTAAATTTGATGGTTCTTTAGATGGAACAGAAAATTACTTACAAGTAAAAGAAACTTCTTTCACATCTGGAATTGATTACAATAGTGATCTAGAAATTACTGGAACTTCTGCAATATCCAAATACATTACAAAACAAGCAACTATTAGTATTCCAGCAACTTCTTTAGATGTTAGGATTACTGCCAACAGTAAGCAAGAATCTGACATTAGAGTATTCTATCGCACACTAGAAGCATCTAATCAAGAAGTATTGGAAAACATCAAGTGGCGGGAATTAATTCTAGATCCTATTGGAACAAATTTTGTTAGGAAGGATACAATTTCTGGAGTGTTTGAACTCAGAAATGATTATCAAGAATTAAAATACTATGTAAATGATCTTGCCGAATTTACTAAGTATCAAGTTAAA